ATATTGAATTTGAAACTGGATTCATAAATCATAATGAATACAGTGTGAAAAAAGAAGAAATTTTTGAAAATGTAAAAAACAGTATAAAAGATGGAATAAAAAAAAAGTGAAGAAAAAAGCATTAGATTGCACGGTTATTCTATATTGGAAGAAATAAACACATATGATCATAAAAACGAAAAATTAGACCATAATAAAGATAGCATTTTTCCTACCAACCTCCATTACTTCGAAAATCAGCATAATGATTCTCATTTGCGAGATTTTAAGTATCTAGGAAGGAAATTCTTCGAAAAAATAGGCGATGAAAATGAAAATAAATTTAAAAGAATAAAGAGGCCAGATTGGTTAGTAATGAGTCGAAGGATAAAAAGATCGAAAAAAGAAAAGATTGAAGGAGAGTATTCTATTGAAATCGAGAATGAAAAAGACAAAAGTGAGAAAAAGTTTTCTTATCATTTTCCTATTGACTCTGTTGAAAAATTCTTCCAAGACATTCAAGATCGTGAATTTTTCTCAACAAAAGACACAGACACTACCGAAAGCATGCCAGAAATAATAGGCGATACAGAAGAGATATCACAAATGAGACAAGACAACAAAGGAAAAGGAATTTGGCACAATAAGCAACTGAGCAACATATCCCAACTCCATATGCACCTTATAAATGAATGTATGATTAATCAAACTACAAATACTGTTTTGATAACAACAAATGGGTTCAGGAACATTGGGTTCATTTTAGGAAAATCTAAGCCAATGAGAAGATTCGGTATGAAGAGACCTGTGAGATTCTTTTTTCTAATTAGTGATGATAAAGTTCCAGATAAAAAATATTTTAATCCTGAATTCACTCTAAACAATGATAAAGGACAAAAAATGTTAATTACCAGGTTATACTATTGTGATATATCAGATCTGGTATGGAGATCAAGACTATATGCTAATTTTTTTATTGTTAGAATTGATAATAAACCAGAATTTTATTCCTTACTGTATCATAGTCTTTTCTTTTGCTCAAAAGCAGTAAAAAAATTGTTATCTTTTTTCAAGTATTTTAATGTTGTGTCAAATGCAAATTATTCAAAAATTGATAAATTAATAAAAAAATATTTCAGTGTTATTCCTAAAAGAGAATCTGACTACTGTCTCTTAATACATGTGATAAGAGTCCTTATCAAAGTCTTCAATCACAAAGAATGTTATTCTTTAGTAGGTGAATGTGATACTATGGAAGATTTTTTTGAATCAAATAATCTTTATTCATTGCCTAGACCAGACACGACTAGTAATGTACACAATTATCAAAATTTCTATTATGATATATTAGACAACATGAAAAGTAAAGACACTCATATATTAAAGGAAGAATTTATTAAGACTCCAGAAGCGAAAGATAAAAAGCATGTGAATTTGGCTTGCCTTAGTAAATCAATTAAATTATATGAGGATCAGATTTTCTCGAAAAAACTTCTTGAACACCCCTTTAGAGTCTTTAATAAAGATTTCACAGATTTTTTTGAAAAAAATTCTAATGTAGCAGATCCCTTTACTTTTAGAAAAAGAAAAAATAGATTAGTTCACCTAGAACAAATGATTGAATATAGAAAAGAAGTCAAAGTGGACCATTTTTCAGTGATTGATTACATAATGTGGGGAACTGAAAAAGTCTTGAAAAGAGGGGCATATTCTCTAGTTAGCATCAAAATTCAGAAAGATGCTTCAGACAGAGAGATTTATGTTCAATGTTATTACACAAAAATGGCTCATTATCCTCTTCAATGTGTTTTCAGATCTTATTGCGATGGTTGGCCAAACGAATTAGTAAGTAAAAGTGAAATAAAAAAACTTCAGAAAATAGCTCAAATGAGATTCAGTGACAATAATGTTTACATCAACGATGATCAAAAAAAATGGTCACCCCAGGACATAAAAAGTAAGTTTGAAGCCACAATAGATATTATGTATGAAAAAAAACTAATGAATGAAGTGACCTACAAATTAGTGAAAATGAGTTATAAAGCCACAGAAAAGATAAATTTACTTTTTGACAATAGGATAGGGAAAGACGAAGGAGAATTTTACAAATTAAGTGAATTGGTTGAAAATACCGACAAAAAGAGTGAACTTCTTTTTAAAAAGGTCGAATTAACTCATGGTTGGCCTCAGGGTCTCATGCATTTTATTTCTTCATTTGTAGGTGGCCTTAATAATATATTTCTCAAAGAATGTTTGAAAGAAGAGTTACATTTTTTAGAACCTGACATCGAAATCTTGTTCCACTCTGATGATAAAAATGTATCAGCTAATTTCAATAGTAAACTAAGAGAAAGGCATGTGATGAAACTAATAAAATTCAATGCTGTAGTACCTTTAGCTTTTTCTCTAGCTCAATCGGATACCAAACCAGGAGTTAGTTATCAAGGAAGTATGATAGATCCCAAAAAAGGTGACAAGGATTATGGAATTATGATTAGTGAGATGACAAGCATATACAATTGTGAAGGAACGATAGTGTCATCCTGGAAGAGACAATGTTCAAATATTACAAATATTTTCCAACATAGTAGCTTTATAGACAATCATTTATCGTTAATCACCAGATGTTGCACTGCTTTTGGTTTAAGTAATAGACCTGTTTTGTCTGAATTGATATACTCTAATTTTATGCAGTATTTGAATCTTTATTATGGTATCAGAGGTGAAAAACAAATTGAACAGAAAAAAA